GAAAAACCCCCATGCGGTTAAACATGGGGGCATTCACTCTTAGGGAGTCAAGTCAGCAATGATGCCGTGTGCGGCTTCGTTGTTCACTTGCAAGGTGTATTCCACCAGCAACTGAGTGACTTCAGCGTCACCCGTCTTAGCCAACTCGTTGGTTTGGAAGGGGCGCAGATAGGCCACAGCAGCCATGTCGGTATCCAACACAAAGGCAGCTTCATCGCAAGTGTTGGTGGATGACATGAAACGATTGGGAACGACAGAGATCGTGCCGAAATCGCTCAAGTACACATCTGCCGCACCGATGATGGTCGTAGGAGCATCAGCAGGAGCCATGAAACGCTGTGCAGCGATACCCGTGAAGGCAGAAACTAACTGCTTGTGAGCAGGGTTGACCATCAACACTTTGGGATTGCCACCGGAGGCATACACCTCTTTCACCACAGTTTTCAGAGTGGCTTCGTCAAAGGTGCGGTTAGTGCCGTTGGTGCGAGTGGTCGTGCCGCTTGCGCCAGCAACACCGTTCGTTCCAAAGTCACCGTTGGTTGCCAGCCATGCTTGCAAACCGCCCAACTTACGAGCAGCACTAGAAGTACCGTTCGTGCTGACTTGGTTTGACAACAGAGTGGTTTCCATGTCGCGCTTGATCTCAGCAGAGGCTTTAGCCAATTGGTAAGCCTTCTCAGACTTACGACCAGCTTTGTCCACAGCTTCCAAAGTGCCGGAGATTTTCACGGTCTTTTGGCTGATCTGAGTTTTGTTACCTGCACGAGTGGTCACGCCCAAAGTTGCGTCAGAGGCGGTATCGCCTTCGACTGCTGCATTGGTCAAGACGGCAGATGCGAGAGCATCGGTTTGCCATTCGTGATTGGTAGCGGTTGCTTTGCCCTTACCGATAGACGACATGAAAGGCGTGTCGGTGGGGGAGATTGAATAGATCACATCGGACAAATCTTCGCGTTGACCGATGGAGGTATAGGTTTGGTAGGTTGCCATGATTGAATCCTTAAATTAAACGAACCGTTCAAACGCATTTGCGGCATCTCGGATTTTTCCGGTCTTACGCAATTGCGCCGCTGCTTTTTTGTGCTGTTCTTGATTGTCTCTCGGTTGGGAAACTCCGCTTTTCATCATTCGGGGTGCTTCTTGTACCTTCTTAGATACTTCCGGCTTTCCCTTTTGCAAAGCAGCGTAACGCATACCGTGATACAAACTCAATACAGCACGAGAATCATAGACATTGGCTAACTCTTGGTCAGTCCACCCTATCGACTTGGCATATTCCCTAATATCCTTTCGGATTTGGTCGCCAGACTTAGGGTCTGCGTATCCGGGTATAGAACTAGAAAGTTTTTGGCTTTCTTGAGCAATATGGCTTTGAAGTTTCTCAGAGTGTTCCGCTTGTTGCTGTTGAGCAATGCGTTGTTGTTCTGCCTTCAAAACTGCAAGTTGTTCCTTGCGCTGCTGCTGTTCTGCTACCTTAACCGCATACCCGATTGGGTCGCTTTCCTTCAGAGCATCCAAATTCTCACCCTTCGTTTGCTGACTTAGGAATTGTTCCATCATCTGCAAGCGTTGGGCATACTGATCTCTTACCTTGTTTGCTTCGTCAATCTTCGACCGTTCTGCTTCCACAGCGCGGCGTTGTTCACTAAGCGTTTGGGTTTTCTTTGTGTAGTCGGCCCCAAGTTGATAGCCCTCAATAAGTTGATCGAGAGTTACTTCGCGTTCTTCCCCTGCCGCTTTGACACGAAAAGTGCTCGCTCGCTCTGTTTCAACTTCTTCAGAATCCACCAACTCGGAATCAACGCCCTCATCATTCTCTGAATCTGCACTCTGTTCGACTTGGCCTTCGGCGTTCGGTTCAGAGTCCATTAACCCAAAGAATGCAGAAGCAGCTTGTTCCACATTCAGCGATTCACTTCCTTGCGGAGCCGTGTTATCACTCATTTCTAACCCATTTTGTCAGCACTTACCGAGTGCCACGGTGTAGTCAACGACTACAAAATCTTCCACCGCTTTTTCACAATTTGCCCTGTGGCAGCGATTGATTCAAAGTGGCCTTTAATTGATTGTAAAGCATGAATTTTTAAATATGCAAGTTCTCGCGCTTCAATATCTTCCGGCGCCGAGTTAACTATATTCAGCAATTCAGATTGCTTTAATGCTTCCATTTCTTCTAAGAAGAATTCATCGGAGAGCAGATTCTTGGCAAGTTCAAACTTTTCCATTTTGGATACTCGATATGAAATCAGACATTGATACTTGCGGGATATTGGCAAATTGGTTGCCTTGCAGTCCAGCCCATTGAGTGCCGCCTAACAGATTGTCAGTGGTAAACAGTGAGTTTAGATCTAGCGGTGCTTGCCATGTCTGCGTGTACTCGGGTCGTGCCCATCCGGATATGTCGCTCGGAGTGAATGGGAATCCGCCTTGTGGCGCATCACCACCGCTAGATATGGCGTTTTGTACTGCATTAGCTGCTGCACTTGCGCCAGCCACAGTAAGTCCGAGTTTAATCATGCCCTCAATCTGCGCTTTTGTAAGTGGGCTATCCGGAGTGTCTACAGTGCCTTTATATGGGGTTTCGGTTGCATCTGTATAACCAACTACACCACCGCTTTCATCAACCGTTAGGGTGCTTCCATCCTCATAGGTGTATGTCTGTGTGGTTGGTGGGGCTTTTGATAGGTCTAGCAGCGTTGTATCAATGGCCTCCGGTGGGCCTTGAATGTTTGCCGGATTAGTCTCCGGAAATGCCGCCATTACATCCGCGCTTGTTGTGGTAGGGCCAGCTTGCAAATATTCGGGAATGGGTAGATTCTCAAGATACTTAGCCGCTTGTGCTTTAGAGATTACATCTGCTGTGCCTTGAATTCCGGTTTGTACAAGTGCAGTTTTAGCCGCAGTCTCGGGGTCTTTACCCGCCACCATGTTTGCCGCAGTGCTTGAGACAAAGTTCTTCACCGCGCCGGGGTCAGCCACTAAATAGTCGCCAACTTGACCACCTGCAAAACCCGCCACTCCACCGACCACAGCACCCTTTAGCGCATCCTCCGCTGATTTGCCTTGTGCCACTTGTAGGGCAGCGTTAGCTACACCCGTACCAATTGCAGAGGCCACAGCCGCAGAGGTAGCCGCCGGTAGCAAACCCGCCGCTATCATTTGTTGACCAATGGCAGAGCCGACCCCCGGCATCGCCACACTGACAGCGATTGCCGCCAATAATGGGGCGTTTTGGGATAGGCTTAAATCTTTGTCTAGTTGGGCTAAGTCTTTGCTTATTTGAATTGTTGGGTCTGTCGATGGGGATACTGCCGTTGCCGGAGCCGCAAGAAAATTTACGGTTGCTTGTAATGGATTTTGAAAGAAACCCATAATTTACCCCGGAATCTCAATGTTTGAGGTAATCCCTGCACCGACCTTCATTGCTTTCAATTGGGCCTCTGCTTCAAACTCTTGCTTTCTGAATAACATCTCGGCTTGGAACTTATCCCGCTGTAACTGCAAATCAGCCGCAGCTTTTTCCCTTGCCAACTGAATATCAGCTTGTGCCTTAATCTGCATATTCTGAATGTCGGCTTGAGTTTTTGCCATTGCCGCTTGTGCTTCCGGCGTCATCTGCGGGGCTTGCTGTTGCGGAGGTGCGCTCAATTGCTGATCGAGTTCCGGAGGAATGGCTTTATAGAATTCAGCACTGTCTTTAAACCCTGCCGCTTCCACCATTCTCCCGAGAGTATTCCGGTACTGTCCAATGCTCACCAATGGGTTAGATGGCCCCATCTGTCCCAATACTTGTTCTTGTTTCTGCAAGACCATTTGTAGCATCGCCATTTGCTCTTGACGGTTTCCAGCACCGAGACCAACATTTATGTCCACATCGTACTGATTAGTCCACTCTCGCGGGTCAAAGGCCACATACGAGCCTCTCATCCGCACAATGCGGGGCTTGTCTTGATACTTGCAGAGCAGATGCAGAATCCCTTTGAAAAGCGATTTAACACCCGTCTCCGCAAAGATTCGTGCGATCAGTTCTACCTTACCCGCGCCAGCAGCTTGCATCGATGCCACAGCCGCAGCAGTCACATTCTGCAAAATAGCGGGGTCTAGCCCTTGGGAAGCGTCTGTCACTCCGGTGCGCTTTTGGGCCACAGAGTCAAGATATTGCAACATCGGGAATGCTTGACCAGCAACGGGTTGCACTTGTAACGGTTGCACTGCGCCTTGAGACTTAATCCGCACCACTCCACCAGCAGTCGCTGTGAGCAAGTCATCTAAGTTAACCTGCCCGTCTACAGCAGTCACCCGAGCATTGTTTGTCAGATAGAGGTTGTCCAAAATCTGACGGGTGATAGTGGTCTTTTGAAGCTGAATGTCTGTAGTCCGGTCTGCCAATGATTGACCAAAGAACTTGTGCGGGATTGGAATCGGACAGATTGAGTGGAATGGCACATAGTCGCATTCTTCGTCTGACAGTATTTCGTTGCCAGCATAGAACACTTGCCGCAGTTCAGCGATACCGTCCCCGTCCATGTCGGCCCGTAGGTAGCACTCGAACACTTCCACACTCTGCATCGAATCGTCCATGCTTGTGGAGTCATCCGGTTGCTCACCATTGGAGAATCGAACGAGTCGCTCCGGTGTGTATGTCAGTGAGTCGCTTGAAGGAATACCGTCCACAATGTCAGCATCAAAGCCCATTGCGATCAAGTCGCTACGGGTCATCAGCTTACGGTGTGCAACGAATGGCGAACCCTCAATCCTCCGAGCCTTCTTAGAGATTAGGAATTCTTCGGGAGGTACATTCTCGACCACCACACGGCCCGTCTTTTGTTTCTTTGAGACGGTCACAGCATGAATCTTGACTTTCACCGGCCCCATTGGGGTCATCTGATCGAATTCTTGTGTGTCTTGCTCAACGATCTCCATCGTGCCATCGCTCATCAGCATGGCAAGTTCGTCCTCAGTTAGATCGCGATACTTCTCTTTGATGACATCTTCTTTATCTTCCCAATAGGCTTTGACCACCCCGACCTTTTGGAGAAGCGCATCCTTGAACCAATCGTGAAGAATAATCACGCCTTCGTTGTCACGATTGAAAACCCAATTCACATACTCGGTGGCTTGCTTTGCTCCGGCCTCATCATTTGGGCCACGGGGTTCAAACCGCACCACCTCATCGCTTGCCGAGAAGATACGCACCAATGATGGTAAAGAACCGTCTACGGCCTCTGCCACCTCACCCGTGACAATCTGAGACTTGCCCTCTACCTCATTGCCGTATGGTTGACGCAAATAGGCTTGCAGTGCTTCCCTACGCTGTTCAGTGGTTTCGGTCTCCAAATAGCCGAGACTGTTGGAAATCTCCGCATCAATGATTGATTTGAGTTTGTTTTCGTCCATCACACAATCCATTTCACATTTTGAGTGGGCATCTTTGACCAGCCGGTTGTTTCGTTTAGACCGATTGCCAAGTAGCGAAAAGCATCAGAAGCATGGCTACTCCAATCATGAAGTGGTCGCTCGTAAAAGATTTTCCGCTTTTCATCGTAATCCCTTCGGTAGTTTCTGAGTGCGTCTAGTCCTTGTTTGACCTTTGGCACATTAAACCAGCATCGCGGGAGAAGCCTTCGTACCGCTTGGATGCCATCATCGACCCCCATGCGCGGGGCTACACGAATGTTTAATCCAGCATCGGTTAAAACCTCTAGTCGGCTTTTCCCCGTCCCGAGTTCCCGCACTTGTACATCGTGAGGTAGGATTTGCTCGGCTTTGTCCCACCCATTATGCCTTAACCAATTTACATAATTGTCGAGTCCTACGCCGTTGTTCTCGTAAAAGTCGATCATCCGGATTTCTGAACCCGCTATCTGAGCCACCCAAATCGCGGTTGAGTCGCCCATTCCTAAGTCCCATGCACAGACTGTCTTACAAAGGTCATCACGGGGAAACTCTTGAATGTGGTTCTTTTCATCCAAATCGTTCAGCAGTTGACCGTAATAAGAGCCTTCCACCGCTGCGGTAAACGAGCATTCAAACTCTTGAAGGTACTTATCATCCCCCATCTCAATCCGAGCAGCCTTTAGTTCGGTCTCGTTTAAGACTTGCGTTTGGGAGGCTTTGAACTCTAAAAGTCCCCAACCATCCTCAGTTTCTGCCCGATCTCGTAGGTCTTTAAAGTGATTGTGGCCCTTTGGAGTCCCGATAAACAAGCACCATCCGAGTCTGTCAGCCAATGCCGGTCGGATAATGTCTGTCCATATCTTTGGGTTTTGGTCGCCAATCTCGTCAAGAATCACCCCATCGAAATACTGTCCGCGCAGACTGTCGGGATTGTCTGACCCGTATAGCTGAATCCGGCGGTTCCAAAAGTCCACCCGCAGTTCAGAAATGTTCTCAGTTCCCCCGAGAGGTCTTGCGTACTTCGTGAGATAGTCCCATGCCACCCGCTTTGCTTGCCCGTATGTTGGTGCAATGTAGGCGTAGCGGGGTGCTTCCTTTTGGTTGCTCACCGCATCTTTAATCAGATGGTTGATCGCGCTGACAGTCTTTCCCATCCTTCGGTGGGCCACCACCACCCCGAATCTGTGAGCATCCAGCAGAGTGTGAATCTGCAATTGCTCCCGTCTCGGGCTGTACGGGATTACGATGGAACGCTCGGAGGTGCCCATCTTACGACCAGTTCTGCGCCATCTGCGCCAGTTATTTCATTTACTGAGGTTTCTTTCCATCCGGCCCTTGTTTTCAGCCAAAAGATTGCCGCTGTGGTGTTCCCGTTCTTTGCTTGCTCATATAGCGTTTTGCCAATACTCGCGTTTGCATCGATACGCCCATCGGCTAAGTCTTTGCTGTAATACTTTTGCAAAGTATCCGTATTGATTTCCAGCTTGCCAGCAATGTCCTCAAAGCGTATACCCACAGCACTCAATGTCCGCGCTAGTTTCCGAGTTTCCTCAGTTGGAATGTGTTGTTTTCCCTGCATGATTACACCGTTTCTAATTCCGAAGGTTCGGCGTAAGCATTAACTAACTTAGCCTTTTTGCCCGTGAAGTCTTCCCACCGCTTTACGATTACATCGCAGTATTTGGGGTCTAACTCCATCAGCCGTGCATAACGACCATTCTTTTCAGCTGCCAATAAAGTCGTCCCACTTCCACCAAAGGAATCCAGCACAATGTCGCCGCCTTTGGTGTTATTGAGCATTTGGTATTCAAATAAAGCAACAGGCTTCATAGTTGGATGCTCACCATTGCGGCTAGGCTTATCAAACTCCAATATGGTGGTTTGTTTACGGTCTGTCGCCCAAAGGTGTCCTGCGCCTTCCTTCCACCCATAAAGGCAAGGTTCATGCTTCCAATGGTAATCTTGTCGACCCATGACCATAGTGGACTTTTTCCAAATTAAGCATTGGCGCACCTTCCAGCCAGCATCATGTGCCGCCCCGCGGAAGTTATAGCCTTCTGAATCGGCATGCCAAATATAGAAAACTGCACCAGCCTTCATTACTAGATCAGCCGTTACATACGCATCCCGTAAGAACTGACGGAATTGGTCATCACCCATGCTGTCATTTTGGATTTTGAGTGCGTCTTTGGTCTTGCCTTCATAGGCGACATTGTATGGAGGGTCTGTTAACCACATATCTACAGGCTGACCATCGCACAGTTTTTCCATGTCGGTAAGACTGCACGAATCGCCACACATCAATCGATGATTGCCCAATTGGTAAATATCACCCAGTTTAGTCTTTGGTTCTTCCGGCACATCGGGAACAGCATCTTCATCTGTCAACCCTTCCACTTCTTCGGTTAAGAAGTCTGCCAGTTCCTTGTCGCTGAATCCGGTCAGTTCAAGATCAAAATTTAGGTCTTTGAGTTCTTTTAACTCTTCTGCCAGCAGATCAATATCCCATCCGGCGTTTAGTGCCAGCTTGTTGTCTGCCAATATGTAGGCCCGTTTCTGCGCCTCAGACAACCCCGTTAGTTCAATGACGGGTACTTCTGTGTTTCCCAACTTTCGAGCCGCGGCAAGCCTTCCATGCCCCGCAATGATGCCATTGTCACCATCCACAAGAATAGGGTTTGTCCACCCAAACTCTTTTATGCTTGCCGCAATTTGGGCGACTTGCTCGTCAGAATGAGTCCTTGCGTTTCTAGCGTAAGGAATCAAATCCGCTATTTGTCGCCATTCAAGTTTTCGCTCCATCACTTCCTTTCGGTTTGGTGATTGTTACAGTTTGTCACCACTTGACCTTATTGGCCCAATATGCCGCACTCATCTTGCCCTTTGCGATGTTCTCAGCGTGTCGGGCTTTGAATGCTTCGTTTCTCTTTGTGCCGTCCGGAGAACCTTTTACCCCTTGCTGACCAAAGCGAATCAGCTTCACATCATCCCCACTCTTTGCCAGCACCGCATGACTCTTAGTAGGGTGTGAAGGGGTCTTCTTTGGGGCGTTGTACCCCGAGAAGGTCTCTTTGCCGCGCTTAATCATTTCATGCGCTTACGCATTACCTTTGCTGCCTCACTCAGACTGATAGCAATGGCTTGTTTGGGGTTTTTCACGACCTTGCCGCCCTTGCCGGAGTGCAGTTCGCCAGCTTTGTACTCCGACATTACCTTGCCGACCTTCTTTTGTCCGGCAGGGGTCATCTTCATCATGATTCTTCGCCTTCCATTTCATCAGTAATGGGGCCACCGACAATCCATGCCGAGCAAGTGCGCTTTGATGCACATTTGAAGTGAAACAACTCACAATAGCCTAAGTCTCCAGCATCAATCACATCCCATGCGTCTGCATCTTCACCCATGCCCTTGTCGATGCAGTCCAACATCTTAGAAGTCTGAATGAATGCCGCGCAGTTACCGCAAGTGGATTTCTTTGCTTGAGAAGCCGACAACCGCCAACCCTCTGCCAGCTTGCGCCAATAGTCGTTATTCGGTTCGTTGGGGTTCATCGGGCCATACATCGCTTTGTCAATGGCCTTTTGGCGACACTTGAGGTTTTCTTCAATGTCTTGTGTGGCAACGGGACAAGAATCGCCTTCTTCTTCCATTGCTTTGCTTTGTTTGATCTCGATGCTGATTTCAGCAGCGGGTGCTAGAAGTCCGGTCATACAAACCCTTTAAAAAAGAGGGGCCGAAGCCCCGGCCTCAGACTGTTCACTTGTGGGAGGAAGACCACCAGCATCGGTTAGTCATATTCTAGCGGAATTCCAATGTCTCTAGGCCATAGGTCTAGCATCGTCATCGTGAATACCGTCTTTTTGTGAGCCTCGACCCACATCCGCTTTCTTTCCTCTTTGGAGAGGTGATTTCCTTGATCTAGCTCTTGATGGCAGTCTTGACAGAGTGCTGCTGTGTAAATGTCGGATGCTTTGATGCCTCTGCCCTTGCCGTGTTCCGACCAATTGGAATGAGCCGCTTGTACCGTCCCGTCCCGTCCGCAGTGCTGACAGAGCAAAGATGCCACATTCTTGAGGTGGGTCTTGCTCCGATAGTAGGTGTACTTGGGGAACATCATCATATATGTGTCCTTGTTGGTGCTCCCATGTGGCAGGGTCGGTAGCAACTGAATAAAAGCACCACGGGGCCAATCCGTTTCACCAACATCTTTATCCTACATCAATTTCTTTTAAGCAATTTACTCCAAATAAATCCACCGCAAATTTTTGCGCCAAACTGTAGAGCAACGATTTCGGGCATCAAACCACCAAAAGCAATGGTGGGGAATGTTACCGAGTCTACCGCCGCGCCAGCTACATTTGACCCGTTTGATCGAATCACCCATGCTTTATTCCGCAAATAGTGATAAACAATTGTGTCGGCGGTCATGGAAAGGGCAAATGCCACAAACGATGCCACCGCAATTGCTCCCGCTGCGGGGTTTAGCAAATAGGAAACACCACTAGCCACAGCAATTAAACCGCCCATTTTAAAAATTAGTTTGTCGTTTTGCCATTGTTCGTGCAATTTGTCCCGCAATGACAAATCTAACCCAATTAACACAAAAGCATTTATAGGGCTAAACCACGGGCCTAACCATGCTACCAACAGATTGGCAACGACAAGGGCTGAAATGTAAATAATTGGATAAATCAAATCAAAATCTCCTGCAAAGGTTTTGTTTCCCAAAGTAATGGGGGGTTGGTGGAATCTATGCGTTTTGCCATGCAGCCAGCACATTCCATCTTTCCGGAATGGTTGACCGCCACATTAGTGGAATCAGCACTAGCCAAAGGCCACGGGCCAGCAGACAGACCTAACATCCTTAATCCATGCACCCACGGCAATTGCCGCCCAAAGGTTTTCGTCATGGCATTGAATGCCTCATCCATCTTGCCGCACCATTTTGTCGTGCCGATCTGCCAATACTCGCCAGCTGACCCAAAACAAACCCGACCCCATGTGTCGCACAGTTCCAATAAATATGATATTGGCAAACCCAAATGCCAAACGGGTATGCCAAACTCTTTGCGGAAAGGCCATGTTTTTACCATTTCCCGCTGTTGCTCCACAGTCCCATCAATCACATCTGGCACTACAGCCCAATGTGGATGCACCAACAAAGGTTCAACCCATTCATAGAATCCATTAATGTCAAAGGGTAATCCGCGAGTTTTGGCACTAAACGCCCCGTTGTCCAGCATCAAAGACTGCCCCAACCGCAAACATCTTTTTAAATCATCCGGTCTGGCGTAAGAAACACAAAAATGCTTGCCGCCCATTGTCTCAATGGCTTTCATTGGCGTTATTGGAGTCCCATGATAGTGAATCATACATCTACCCCTTTTTGTGCGGCCCATGCCATTAGCCATTCAATGAACTCTGACCCGTCTTCAATCGTGAACTTGTGAGACTGTAGCCCCAATTGAACCACCCGTTCGCCATCAAGTGAAGGGGCCACCTTTCCAATCTTTCGATTAGTCTCATGCGCCCATTGGTCTATTAATAATCGCTTCCAATCGTCCGCAGTCCATTTTGAACCCGCGCCCTTCATGGCAATATATATTTTATGGATGATGCCGTGAAACATATCGTTCTGTTCTGCGCTTCTACGCGATTGTTTTATTTCAATCCGCAGTTTCTGTCCTGCCATCAATGTGGCTTTGATCTGAGGCCACAAGTCTTTTAAAACTGCGTGTCCTTGTTGGGGGTTATATAAAGTGTAGTTCATACTTCCATCACCATAATATCTATTCCTTCTTTTGAAGAATATACCTTTGTCAAGTGCAAATCAACAACTTGTTTGTCATCAAGATACACGATGCCATTCATGCCATCTAAAATTGCTTTCACTATGTTGTCAATGTCGGGCTTTTTGGTCGGTCGTTCGAGTCCTTCAATACAAGCCTTTTGGCGCGTTTTTGAGTAGGATGGCGGTATGGGTATTCCGATGTAAAGATAAGCCGCTACAGCCCCGATTAGAGGGCTTGTAGACCCCATCGCTTGTTTGGCATAGGTCTGTATCGACTTTTCGTAGGTCAAAGTCTTTGCATCGGTGTAAGTTTTGACAAAGGTTCCTTGTCGTGCAAAGCGGGGTCTACCTTTGCCGGAGACTTGTGGGACAGTGAAAAATATTTGAATCATTTTAATTGTGTCGCGTTGCTCATGTCGATATAAGCGTTTGAGCGAGTTATTCGACCACCATTAATTGTTTTCTGTGTCTCGGTCAGCATTATGGTTATCTCCGGAACATAGCTATGCTCGTTTGATATTTGTTGGACAAGAAGTAAATCGGACTGCATTAAATACAAGAACCCGATAAACGGCACTTGCATTGCATGAGATATTTTCCGACCTTTTTCTAATTTATCAAATGTCACCAACCATTGATAATTAAATCGTCCGATAAATTCTTCAATGGTAATGTCTCTGCATTTGGTTTCGACCACCCGCATGATTTGATTTTGTTTAATCAATATCGCATCAATGTCTGCGGGTTTATCTTTTGGTGTTTCGCAATATTCATAATCGGGAAAGTGTTTAGCGAATATCTCCATCGCTCGGTGTTCCGCTTTCAGCGATTCGCGTCCTCTCGGCGTTTTTATGTCCATCAATGCGCTCCTTCACCAAACGGGGTAGGTCTGCCCACATTTCGTTTGAATCCCTCAGTTCCTTGACTTGTTGACGGGTGTAATCCAGCCACCCCTTCGTCATCGCTAAATTCGCATAGTGTGAAACATAGGTCTCCAGTAAGACACAATGCCTTGTTGATGATTTCGATGGGGGGTCTGTGTCCATGCTTGACTCGTTCCAGCAATTCGTGTGCTTCAAAATAATTCATCAAAATTCCTCATCGAGCCAATGTTTCACGGGTCGAGTGCTTGGCAGTAAAGCCTTTAGGTCGCGCTTAACGGGCTTGCTACCCTCCCATTGGTGCTGACTGCACATAGGCTTACCCATGTCAACCGACCATCTGCGATTGCAGCCGGGGACTGAACACATCAAGCGTTGAACTTCATCGAAGGTATCTTTTTTGGTTTCCGGTTTAGCAAAACTCATTTTTGGTACTTCCCATCAATAATTTTGGCAAAATTTGTTGCATTAACAATCCACACTAGATCGGGTCGCCATGTCCGATCTTTCGTTTCAAACCCGTTTGCCAGCTTTGTATCGTTGGCAATGTAGGCAAAAAACGAATCCCACCATGCCATCCCATCGGCTTGATTGTCATACCCGTTGGGGCTGAAAACTGACGGTTTGGCAGCTTGCAACCATCTTTGCCGGAGATTGGTCTGCCTAACCCCATCCCACACTCGCGGTTGAGCAAGTTGGGGTAGATGCTTTTTGTAAAGATTCAAAATCTCTTGATGGGGACAAGTCGGCAATCCTGCCGACAAAGAATCTTTAGATTCTTTAATAAGGTTATTGGTTATTGGTTTATGGTTTATGGTTGCTATTGGGGTGGCAATAGGGGGGCTATCAACCTCCCTAATGGGGGGCTTATGCCACCGCATAGCAGCACCCTTTTTGCCATCCTCAATGAACTTACGAAATTTGGAAATTTCCTCATCGGCACGCGGGTTTATGTAACCTTGCTCGGTTGAAATGAAGAACTCATCCAACACTGTCAAGACCTCTTGTTCATGGTCTCTCATGCCTATTAAACGGGCAATGTCTCGCTGTTTGATGGGTACTTCGTGCAGATAGTAGTGGTCGAGAAGTCGGCGAAAAGCCAAATCTTCGATCAACGACAGATGGTGTGTGTGCGACTTGTAGTCGCCAATATGGAATTGGAACGAGTGCATTTTTTACCTTTTTCCCACCTTTGAAAGAGAACTGCGGCAGGGGAAGGTGTAACCCTTTTCAACGGGGGAGCAAATCCCCATCTAGCCGTGTTCCAAATTTCATGTTACATCAATGTCTCAATCCAATGCAACTACTTTTTTTCCAATCCACCACTTCGGTGAGGGTTTGCACCGTTCCTCTAAGAGCATTTCCCTTTGAAAATCCTTTGTGCAGTCCTCACAGATGTGGACGGGTTCAGCTACTATTTTGGCGTAACCGACCCATTCACGGTAGTGCTGTTCATTGGGGAAGCAATGTGGATACATGATTTATTGTGCTAGATGTTGTATTTTTGCACATTGGGGAAAGTCCTAATGCACAGTGCTAGATGTAGTGATACAGTACATTCATTCCCCAGCACATCGCATAGGGTCTTTTAGGAAATCAAATGAAAACATTAACTTTTTGGATTGAGTGCAATCCCGCTACCGGCGACATCAAGCCTTATGAAATTTTCGTCAAAGGTGACGATGGCATCGCACAAAAATGCTCTAGCAGCAAAACTTTAAAAGCCGCCGAAAAAAGCATCAAAGAACGCATGAATGACAGAAAAGATTTCTATAACTGCACATTCTTACAACAATCAATTTAAAGGGGCTTTGGCCCCATTAAGAGGAAGCAAATGAAAAATCTAACCTACTCCACCGAAGTCCACAGCATCGACTACGGTTATCTGTTGGTCGAGTACGACTATTTCGAGTCCGATGATTCTGTCGGTCTTAGCGAAACCTACGATTGGTTTGCATATACGGTTGAGGCTTTTGAGTCTGAACCTGCCGGAACCGAAGTCACCTACGAATTGACAGCAGCAGATCAAGCATCGATCTACGCGCAGATCAAGAAACATCACATTGCCATGATTGAGGATTTCCATGCTTAACAGAACCAAATTCCCCCGCACATTTAACGAAGCATTCCCCAACTCGATGGAGAACGGTGCTTGCATTGAGATTCATGTAGCGCAATTGACACTAGCCGACAAGGTAGTGCGTGTGGTGAGCCTCATTGGACTTATCGTGCTTGCTCTTGATTGTTTTATTTGGAGACCCTAATGGACGCTAACTACATCATCAACTCTGTCAAACAAACCTCAGAGACTTTGTACCGCAATGGCGATGCCGATCAAGTCGAGCGATTGCTGTACCGCATTCAGATGTTGGAAGGCCACATTCGCGTGTTGGTCAACCACATTGACAACGCAAAAGACGAAATCAAATCCCTTCAACTTGACTTAATTTCAAAGGAATCAAAATGAAAGTTTATAAAGCCATTAACGCTGTTCAATCAGAATTGTCATCTGTTGGCATCACAAAAGACCGTAGGAATATGCAGGGCAGCGGATATAACTTTAGGGGCATTGACGATGTGTATAACGCTATTGCGCCACTATTGGCAAAGCACAGCCTTTGCATTCTGCCCCGTGTTCTTACCCGCGAGTGTGTTGAGCGAGCAAGCAAGTCGGGTGGCGCATTGTTCTATGTGACTGTTGAGGTTGAGTTTGATTTTGTCTCAGCAGAGGACGGTTCTAAGCACACCGTCAAGACATTTGGCGAAGCAATGGACAGCGGAGACAAAGCCACCAACAAAGCTATGTCAGCAGCGTACAAGTATGCAGCCTTTCAAGCCTTTAGCATCCCCACAGAGGCCGACAACGATGCAGATGCCCATACCCATGCAGTCGCGTCAAAGACCGTCTTAATTGCCCCTTTAATCGCTTCCATTGATGCCGCCACCACAGAGGATGAATTGAAGGCAGCTTACTTTGAGGCCATTAAGGTAGCCGGACATGATGCCGCAGCTAAGAATGCAATCATCGTAGCCAAAGACTTGAAGAAAGCGAGTCTGTAATGGAACAAGGTAGCGAAGAATGGATAAAAGCCCGTTTGGGCAAAGTGACGGCCTCTCGCGTCTCCGATGTGATGGCAAAGCTAAAGACGGGTGGTTATGGTGCGTCACGGGACGATTACATGGCCCAACTCATTTGTGAACGGTTGACGGGTGAGAAGGCTGATTCCTTCACTAACTCGGCTATGCAGTGGGGCACAGAGACCGAGCCATTGGCTCGAGCGCACTACGAGATGGTCAATTCTGTATTGGTTGAGCAAGTGGGGTTTATTCCTCATCCGGACATTGAAATGGCTGGAGCCTCACCCGATGGGATTGTGGGCAATGGAATCATCGAGATCAAGTGTCCCAACACATCCACCCACATCGATACTCTATTGTCCAAAACAGTGCCCTCAAAGTACATCAAGCAAATTCAGTTTCAGCTTAGATGTACGGGTAAAGAATGGTGTGATTTCGTTTCCTTTGACC